AGATTGATGAACTTAGATCCAGCAGGAACAGGTATTAGAATATTATTGGATGATGGAACAAATATTAATGAATATGAAGTTTTTAATTCTCTTACATATCTCGGTGGATGGGTTGTTGCAGTTTTAGATTGTGATGCAATTCCAACAGTAGATAATGGTGCTAATATTACAGCAATTACAGATATACACTTTGAAATGGATACAGCAACATCTATTACAGGTAATAACTCATCATTTCTTGTAGATAAGGTAAGTGTTCTTCCTGCATCTCAAACTTATGCAATTAATATAGCGGGAGGTACTGATGGTGATAGAGGAACATTTTCTGAAGTCATAGCATCAGCTGCAAACGATGCAGTAGGAGTTTTAGAAAGAAGATCAGGTATTGTTACAGCTAATGCACCTTTTGAATTTGGGGATACAGGAACAGCAAGTACATATTTTGAAGATCAATCAGAGGTAGTTGTATTTCAATCTCAATTTATAAATGATGGGTTTTATAAGATAGGTGTTGTAGCTAATTCAACAGGTACTAATGTTTTTCAATTAGGAACTAGAATTACTGGGACTACTATTGGTTCTGGTGGGGTAATAATTACTTCTGTTGGAATTGCATCACAATCTAAAACTGCAACAACCCATCCACCGAGATATGTAAGAGAATTAAAAACTTCATATTCATTAATATTTGTTCCATCATCCAATAATATTCTAATACCTGTTCCTGCTGGATCTAATGCTAATAGTGTTTGAATCCAAACAAGAATATGCTCACCTGTCATATCTCTAGTGCTAATTGATAAACTAACTCCTGCTTCTTCATCAGATACTTTTGCACCTATACAACCACTACCAGTTCTTTCAAAATCTTCATTAACTTCTAAACCTCCTGCTCCTTGGGTTAATGACCAATTAGTAATAACATCTGCATCATCTAAGGTTGTAAGATTGCTAGTTACTGTTACTGCCATTTTTACCTACCTATAACAAGAGTGCCAGTTACCTTTAAATCCAATGATATAGCTGATAACTCTTGTTTTCCATCTACTTCAATAGTATCCCGAAATTCCTTATTTAATCTTACAGTTACATTTATCTCACAAGAATCTTTAGGGATTAATCTAGGGCTTATGCCAGTTATTTTCTTAACATAATTACTATTAGTCTTTTCCCCGTCTTCCTTAATTGTTTGTGCTACTACATCAATCTCTTTTACAACAAATCTGTTATCATTTGTAATTTTATATTTTATTATTTTTTGAACATCTTCATATAAATCTACATCTTCAGAAAGTTTTTCTATTTTTAATGGAATTTTCATTATTCGTCAACCTCAATTACCGTATCTGGTCTTCCAGTTTTTTTAATAGTATATTTTTTCTTTTTTGGAATAGTTTTATCTAATGCTTTTGTAAATTTATCCCATTCTTCTTTACTCATCCCTTCAGATTTATTACTTAATGAAGTATTCTTACCTGATCCTCTTGGATCATTATCACCAGCCCCTCCTACATCAGAAGGTCTTGCTAATTTTGGCTCTCCATCAAAATTAGATTTGTCTGCTTGGTTTGCTTTTGATGATTTAGATTTATTAGGATCATTAGCATTATTAGGGTTATCCCCACCACCCATTAACATCATTTCCTGTTTTTCAGGATTTGGGAATTGTGAAATACAAAGTTCATTTTCTCCATCCATATATACATCAAAGCCCATACCATACATTTTAACAGCGTTATCAATTTTTTGACCTCTAACCTGTTCTTCTCTAAGTTCATCAATCTCTTCTGAATCTATTAATGCAATTTCCCAGTCATGAATATCCATTATTTCTGAAATCTGAGCAAAAAAGTGCTCATTCAAAAATCTTTGAAACCATTTAATTGTTCTATTAGTAAGTGTAACTTGAAGTGCCTCATTACCTAAACCAGCTTTTGCCTGTTCCCCGTAGAATAATGGTTGAACACCATATACAGAAGATATAATTTGACGAAGTTCTGTTCTTAACTCATGTAATTCTAATTCCTTGAAATTTGGGGTAAGGTCTATATATTTTAATCCTGCATTTACATTTTCAGTGTTAAGTAATATAGGTCTAGGCATGTATGGATCTTGTCTTGCACCTTGTCTTTGCCTTTCCATAAAAGCAGCTACAGATTCAGGATTTCTAGAACCTATTGCAAGTAATGATTTAGGAGGTCTATCCTTATCAAAGTATTTCCACATATATTCGTCTTGGAACATTAATGATAATACTTTTTTCCATATTGATTGAATTGGTGTATTTCCATATAATATATCAGGATAATACTTACCAGCAATCCATATAATCTCTTTTTGAGTATAATACATCTTTTTGGGACTTGCTAATGGTACTGCAAATGGTACTGCATTAGTCTCTAAAAATGAATTAAATGCCTTACATCCACATTTCCCGCAAACTGGTTTGTCATATACAACATCTCTATGTGCATATACTGGGCAAATATATCTTGGTCTGCCATCAGCTCCAACTCCTAAAGTTCCTTCATCACTAGCAACTATACTACATTGAATTGGATGTATTCTTATAATTTCATCTATTTTTGATATTTTAGCATCTAAAATAGCTTCCCTAATAGCTCCTGTTTCTGGATCAGGCACTTTTAATTTTCTAATAGCCCATTTTCTTGAAACCAATATATAGCAACCATCTATAATATCCAAATCCCTTTCAGCTTGTCTTGAAACAAGTTTAAGAGTTTGACCGTTATTATTAACTTTTTTATCCAATAATGTTTGAAGAACCTGTCTTTTCAAAGGATCTGGTTTTGCCCATTTTCTAGCATTTTCATTACCACATGCATCACATTTCAATTTTTCCTTATCTCTAGAACCTATATCTTTTAATGGTACATAATCCTTTAATGGTTTTTGGTCATATTCTTTTAAACAAACTAAACATTTGTGTTTAAATTTTGGTCTTACTTCAAGTCCGTTTCTAAACATTTCCCTTTGTATAGTTTCAAGAACTGATCTTAAATCACCTACATAGTCTGCAAGTTCATATATCCTATTTGGTGAAACACGCCATAATGGTATCTTAGAACCTTCGGGAGTATCCAAATATGGATAAGGCATACTAGCCCTAGAATTTGTATGAAGATACTCTTCATTAATACTCTTCATCATTTCATAATGATCTTGTGTTACTCTATCGTAGTCATGTTTCTCTACCACTTTGTAGTTATTTGGATTCAAACCATCCTTAACTTTACCTAGAAATCCCATATACTACCTCATTCCTGCATAATATATAAGTTTTCAAGTAAATTCATCCCCACATTTAGGACACTCGAATAGAATTTTACCTTCATACTTGTATTGAGTTTGTCGAAGCTCTGCACCATCGTCTGGACACACTGGGATCATGTATATTTAAACGTTTTGGTATAATATAAACCTTTACTCATCAAGTTTCCCAGCTTTTGCAGTTGTTTTTTGTTTTGCTAACTCTTTTTTGTGTTCATCTGCTTCCTTTTTTGCAACATCCATGTCAACCACTCCACTAGTAGATAATCCAAACATTACTTCTGTTTCTGCATGTTTAGGTGAATCTACCATTTTTGCAATTCTAAATTTCCCCGATTTCTTAAAATAAACACGATATGTTGATTTATGTGCTAAAATAGTACCACCTACGGCAGTTACTGGATCTCCATAGAAAATTCCGGGATTTATCATTACTTGGTTAGTCCAAATTATCGCAATTTTATGAAAATTAGCCATATTTGAACACATTGTTAAAAATTGATCAAGATATTTTTGTCTTTCAGATAACATACCTCTTCCCATGTAATCCTGTCTAAATAATCCAATAGCACTATCCACAATAATTAATTTTATAGATTTATCTTCAACAATTAACTTTTCTACCTCTTTTAGTATCATATATTGGTCTGCTGAATTATATGCCTTTGCTATAATTATATTTTTTAAGGTGTTTTCGGTAGCTAATTTAAGATTAGCAGCTATTGACCGTATTCTTTTAGGCTCAAATGTACCCTCTGTATCAATCCAAACACATTTTCCTTGCAAACCGCCTTCAGTAAAAGGTAATTGTACTCTAACGGCTTGTGTATGACAAAATTGAGTCTTACCACATCCATATTCTCCAAAAATTTCAGTTGTTGCACCAGATTCTATTCCACCAGTAAACAATTTATCCAAAGCATGAGTTCCGGTACTGATTTTTTCAATATCATTATCTTCTTTATCAGCTTCAAGTCCATCTATGAATAATTTTGCATCTTCATCGTCTTTTTGGTAAGCTTCCCTAGCTTTTTTGAATAATTCATGAGCAGAATTATTATCAATACCTAAAATTTCGGCAATTTGTGGCGGGGGAATAACAAATAACTGTTCAACTAGTGTAATACCACACTTTTCAAACTTTTTAGCAGTTTCACTACCAACACCCTTCAATTTGGTGATTTCCATACTTTTAAATACAAGTTTCTCTTATAATAAGGTTATGACTGAAGCTTGGGTATATACAATAAAAGATGAAATAGTTATTGATAAATTTAAATGTGAATATGAAGAAGCAATTCAAAATTATTATGGAAAAAGAAACAAAAGAGGCAATTATTACATAGCTAGAGTAGGAATTAAAATACCATTCCCTGAAAAACAAAAAACATTAAAAAATATTATTAGACCTTCACATGAGTCGGCTCAGTCTCGATCTTCTCAAGAGACAACTCCCTAACTCTATCTAAAATTTCTTCTTTTGACATTGAATCTGATTTTTCAAACATTTCTTTCATATCAGCTTCAAATTTTTTAATTATTTTGATTATAGTCTGTTGTTTACTTGATAGTTCAACAAATGATGAAGTAGCTACATATAATGCTCTATGAGCATCATGAAGTTTAAGAGCACCAATAGGACAATTTATAACTATTGCAGAAGATAGTTCTGCTTTTCTAACTGGAATTTTTCTAAGTTTTTTAATTTCTTCCTTATATTCCTTGGTTACTTGCATTTATTATAAAAACTCTTATCAATTATATAAGTTCTTCGTTTTCGCATTATTGCGATTCGCATATAGGCGTACTATGCCTATACATATCTATACATACTCATATTATATGCTCATATATGATCATAGTCTGACAAAAAAGAATAGGCATAAATAATAAAAAGAATAGAATATAGGTTGCCCTATACCGATTGATGATCTATCCTTTATTTAAATCTTTATGATCATATTTTTTATATAGTATGCGTATGTCGAGGCATATTAGCTATTAGGGTTAGGAAAACTCAAATAGTGGGAGAATCAATAGAACCTATGCGTAGTTATAAAATGAACAAAAATGCCAAGAAATTACTCATGAGAAAGCCAAGGATTCTGATTTTATGACTGAACATTCTCGAAGGTTTGCCCAAATGCATCCTGACGAGGATTTTGAGCATGATGGGAGTGATTGGATTCATGATTTTGAAGTACTTAGTGTAGAAAATGGTGCTACTTATGGAATTTGCTACCCCGAATCTAGAACATGCAGAACATATTTGGCAAAGCACGAATCTACAGTAGATATAATTAATACAACTGCAAGACATGAACCAATACATGCCATACTAGCTGATTTCTATTTTTATTCAGAAGGTGATGAATCAGTAGAAATGATGGACTTGGAACAAGAACATAAATTAATTCAAAAAATATCTTGGGTAGAAGATGAAGGTATATTTGATAAGGATTATACTTCGTTATATCGGGGAAAACATATCAGACCAAAAATACCTCAAAAAATATATGATAAATTAATGGAACAATATAATAAAGACAGCCAAGAAATTACAGAGTGTTATACACTATCTGTTAAAGAATGGAAAGAGATTGAAGAAGACTGGGATATAGATTCATATCTTTAGGGTTGTATAAGTCTCTCTATCATTATAAATGCAAATTGAAGTAATGCCACACCCAATAATACATATATAATTTTTCTGTCTTTATTTTTAGTATTAGTAAAATGAATCTGTTCTAATCTAGTTAATCTAGTACAATGATCAGATACCGCTTTATGAATGGAATCTAAATTAATCCACACTCTATCTGATTCATCTACCATAGAAACCTATATATTTCAGTTGTATATAAGAATACCCATGAAATTTTGGGAAAGTTTTGTATTAATCTATCTAATGGTATTCATATTAGGATGGACTATGTGGGGATTACATGTAAATGATGCATATCTTTACATGAATTATTTTATTACGGTGACTTTGATAGTGGCAATAGTGGGGGTATGTATTGAACATAGGAATAGGGATTTAAAACAACAAGAAATAAAATGGTCTTGGGATGGTAAGAACTGGCATACAATGGAAGATTGGAAAGAACCTCATACACCCACAGATTGGACAGAAACTGAAGACAATAGAACGGATGCTGATAGAGATATATGAGTTGCCCTAATTGTGATTCTACTAATATACATCGTAAAATTGGGAAAAAATATAAAATGGAAGAATACCCTGAACTTGATATAATTGATGTAGTCATATTATGTAACGATTGTGGCTTTGGATTCAACTGTAGAGGCACAAAAGAGAAAAATAACAAATATATAAAGGAGTAGTTTTTATATAAGACATGGCAGATTTAGCAAAATCTCTGACACGACTAATAGGATTATGTCCTGATATTGTATTGGAAAAAGAAGATATTCTACATTTAATTGATGGTGATACAAATCTAGTAATTCATGACTACAAGGTAGAACATGGTTTAATTAAAGAAACAGCACCAGAAGAAGTTCCCGAAGAAGATTTAATAGAAGAACAAGAAGAACACCCATTAAATTGTACTGACAATAGTTGTGAAGATCCAAATCATGAGGATAACACTATAAACGAAGACTAGATTCTTTAAATACAATAACTTTATATTTTTATCATGTCCTATGTTGATTTTGGTGTAAAAGATTTGCAAAGAATACTTAGTATTATGTCTGAATTCTTCGGGGATAAAGAAATGTCTGACGAAGATGTTAAACTAAGAAATAAACTCGAAGTTGTGCTTGAAGCTGAAAAGGAGGCTGATAATGCAGAATTATTTTAAATGTAGATATTGTGATAAAGATTTTGAAAAAACAACTATGAAGGGTGAATTTAAAAGAACTATTCCTTACTACTGTTCTGATGAATGTTATCAGGAAACATACTATATACTTTCAGCATTATATGAATTCCACAACCATGATGATAAAAAGACTTGGGCAGAGTTTGAAGAAGCTGTTTGGGGATTTAAGTAACACTTATATAACTATGTTATCCATATAAATTGTCCGGCATTTAATCGGAGAAATCTGGTCGTGAGAGCAGGGCAGGAAGGTGAATGAAAAATGGTAAGTATATACGTTGATATAGAAAAATTGTATGCAGACAAGAAGGCTCTACACAAAGTTTATGTTCAAAATTGTGGAGAAGACGAAGGTACAGAAAATATGATCTATTTAGATACAGATCAAGCAGCTGTTGTTGCTGACTACTGGGAAGATTATGAATTATGGATCAAAGATGAAAATCATGAATCCCCAAATAAATATGATCTAGATGTTGGTATGAATTATACTCCTAGTGATGATGATGTAGCTCATATTGTAGAGAAAGCACTAGACACAGTAAATGACAAAGCCTTAGTGAAGATCTTTGAATTCACAGCGAAAAAAATAAATAAGCTGAAATCTGCATTGGAAAGTCTCAGAGGACTATAAACTCTTCTCTATTTTTTTATATACCGAATCCAATAATGATTCCAGCAACGAATACTAGGCATCCGATTGCAGCTACTACTTCATGTTTTATGTTCATAAGAATCAGCTAAAATACCAGTATTTAAAGATAGACTTAAATAACATGAGTAACATATATAATCATGAATAGTTCTGAGAAGGGGAAAATTATCAAACTAATAACAGATTCTAAAATATCAGCAGATGAAAAAATTGTTCTAATAGAGAAATTTTTAGATATGTCAGAACCAAATCTAATAATCAGAGAAGTCCCAGTCCCATGTGATAGAGATCATTATCCAATTTATATACCATATATCCCAACTGCTCCATATCCTGAACCTTGGTATCCAGATTATACACCAATAATAACTTATACTGGTGATCCTCCAATAGTACCTTATACCTCTATTTGTGATAATACTATTGATAATAGTGCTGGTGCTCCTCAGCCTTGGCTAATTCAATAGACTTATATTATATTCTGGGCAAGGGTAATGTATGTATCTAACTAAAGAGAATGTTACCATAGTTGATTTTACTGAAATAGATAAAGAAAATTATACGCTTCAAAAAAGACCTTCGGTATATAGAATATTAGTTACTATTGGTGATGTTGAATTAACTTCAACTATTGAATATAGATTAGAGGATGTTATTACTGCGAGGGATCAACTTGTCTCATAGAAGAGTAGTAGGTCAAAAACCTCCAAAGCCCTCCGTTGCTCAATTCGGGCGGGATGGGGAAACTATTCAAGAGACTAGACAATATCGTAGATTCCGGGTGCGGTCAGAGATATGAAACTACCAGAGAGAGTAGTACTTACTAGAGAAAAATATGATATATTAAAGAAAGCTGCTGATGCGGGTAAGACACTTGTTGTAGGTCAGAATACCATTGATAGAGCTATAGTTAGACGATTAGAAAAAGAATATAATTGGTTAATGGATAACCCAAGTGAAGAAAATGGTCACATGGCACACATGATTCAAAAAATACTAAGGGGTGCATGATATGGAAGAAATGAAAACTAGAGAAGAAGTAATAACTGAACTAATAGAATGTTATGAGTACAGAGATGAAAATACTGATAAAGAATCAAATGATTGGTATGATATGACTGGTCAGATTACAGCTCTCAAATTTGCATTGGGAAAAAGGGAAGAGTAATGGAACTAAGACGTAAAGACTTTACAATACATAAACATGATGAAGGCTTGGCATACATGTATTTAGATAACTATAATCCTCTAGAGATGATTGATCAAATCCTCAAGAACCAAGAAATTGTTAAACGTGTAAATCAAAGAATTGAATGGGTTAGAAAACAGCTTGAACATGATCTGACTAAAGAACGAAGTTCTGATTTTCAATGGTTGTTACAACATGTGATAACATTAGAGACTGGTGAATTTGAAGGTAAATTCTGGGAGAAGTATAATGAAGTAAATAAATACGAATTAGAATTATTAGTAGAAGCAATAGCATCTAGTCTAACTAAGGTAAAAAGACCAAGGGGTGCGTGTGATAAATTAACAATGAAACCTCCAATAATAAAAGTCCCTAAAGGATTTAGAGTTGACTTGGAAAAGATATGGAAAGGAGTATAATTGGAACTAACTAAAGATGAAAGTAAAATTATTTATGATGAACTTGTTAAAAACTTAGCAATCGTTGAACGATTGAAAAAACGAATTGAAGAATTAGATGTTAGTGATAAAGAATTTCCTGATAATGTTCAAAGGTTAGGAAGTGAAACAACTCTTAGAGAACTTCAAAAAATACTGGAGGGAAAAGATGGCATACAGTATTAGAATAACTAAAAATCATTCTAACCATACAAGGTACAAACCAAAGTATTGTAGTGAGTGCAGGGAAGAGAGGATTGTTAGATATTGAAAGACCTAACTAAAAATGATATTATAATTAAAATAAGAGAAAATAATGTAGCTGCTCATTACCTAGATGTTTGTGAACATTTACATGATTATGAGGCTGAACAACTCAGAGATCAAATCCTCAAGAATCAAGCAAACTCTGAAATGTATGAATGGGCAGTAAAAGAATTTGGAGTAGGGTTATCAGAAGCAGTAAATAATTATAAACATTTCAAAGAGGATGCTGAGAAACTTGAAATATTAAAGAAAGCCTATGATGATTTGATAGATGAACATAAAATCGTTGAACGATTGAAAAAACGAATTGAAGAATTAACTAAATTAAAACCAATTACAACCCATGCTCATCAATTTGCATTAGATGAACTTCAAAAAATACTGGGGGAAAAGAATGAGTTTTAAACATTTAAAATATACCTGTGATATGCCCTGTTGGTTTACAGATGAATACAAAGGCTGTTGCCGAAATTTATGATGAGCTACATCTTTGGTACAAGTCTCAAGCCCC